AGGACCCGGGAGGGTATTACTACATTGCAGCAACAATGAGTGCTGCTGGTGGTACTGCTGGTACTATGTCTTGGAATATTACTTACGTAGTTAATTAAACAATAGATATTGAGGGGGAGAAATCCCCCTCTTTCAAAAATGACAGTTGCTAGATTTGATCCAAGATTAATTGATTTGTACAAAGAGCCTAGACTTTTGTTGCATTTTCAATGGGGAAGAGATAATAAAATTTATAGATATGCTTTAGTTGAAAAAATTGATATAGGTAATATCAACGATTTAACTAAACAAAAGAAAGATGAAGTAAATCTTTCTGAAGAGGATATTTGGAAAAAGTATGGCATCAATAGTAGATATTTGTAACGGAGCATTAAATCAATTAGGAGCAACAACTATACTCTCACTTACAGAAGATAGTAAAAATGCTAGACTACTCAATGCCAGATATACTCAAGTTAGAGATAGTTTATTTAGAAATCATCCATGGAATTGTTTGCAAAAAAGACTTGCATTAGCAGCAGACACAGACACACCTGCATGGGGATTTTCATCACAATTCACACTACCAACAGATTGTTTAAGATTATTAAGAATATTAGATTACGATAGCGATCACAAAGTAGAGGGTCGTAAAATATTAACAGATGCTTCAAGCATGAAAATTTTATACATATCCAGAGTAGAAGACCCAAATGAATATGATGAATTATTAAGAGAAACTTTATCAGCAGCTTTAGCAGCAGACATAGCTTATGCTATCACATCATCAAATCCTGTAGCTGTAAATATGTATAATCTCTACAAAGAGAAACTAAAAGAAGCTAGATTTGTTGATGCAACAGAGGGTCAGAATATAGAACAAGAAGAGGGTATGGCAGATGCTATTGATGCTGGTACATTTATTAACTCAAGGTTTTAATATATGGCAAGAGTATCGGTACAACTTACAAATTTCACTGCGGGTGAATTATCACCTCGTTTAGATGGTCGTAATGATTTATCTAAATATCCTTCTGGATGTAAAACTTTAGAAAATTTTATTGTCTATCCACATGGTAGTGCAGCAAGGAGATCAGGTTCACAATTTATATCTGAAGTAAAAACAAGTTCAAAAAAAACAAGATTAATTCCTTTTGAGTTTTCAACAACACAAACGTATATTTTAGAATTTGGCGATCAGTATATCAGAGTTTATAAAGATAAAGGTCAAGTGCAATCAGGTGGTTCAGCAGTAGAAATATCAACACCTTATCTTGAAGCTGAGTTATTTGATCTAAAATTTGCACAGAGTGCAGATGTTTTATATATTTGTCATCCTAATCATGAAGTTGAAAAACTATCAAGAACATCTCATACGAGTTGGACTTTAGCAGATGTAGATTTTACTAAAGGACCAATGCAAGATGCAAACACAACTACAACAACTTTAAATCCGGGAGCAACTGCTGTTGGCACTGGTGTTTCATTAGCAGCTTCAGCAACTACAGGAATAAATAGTGGATCAGGATTTCAATCAACCGATGTTGGAAGATTTGTTTTTTTGCATGGTGGATATGCAAAGATTACAGGCGTAACAGATACTACAAATGCAACGATTGAAATACTAACAACACTAAGTGCATCTACTGCTACAGAGAATTGGAGACTTGGAGCTTTTTCAGATACTACAGGTCATCCTTCTTGCGTAACCTTTTTTGAACAACGATTAGTTTTTGCAGGGACAACTAATCAACCGCAAACAGTTTTTTTTTCTAAATCAGGTGATTATGAAAACATGGATGCTAATATTGGTGGAACGATAGCAGATAGTGATGCAATCATTTATACTATTGCATCAAACCAAGTTAATGCCATTCGTTTTATGACTGCTACAAGAACATTAATTATTGGAACGGCAGGTGGTGAGTTTTCAGTTTCAGGCGGAGGAGCAGATGTTGCAATTACTCCAACAAATATTTTAATTAAAAAACAATCAAATCATGGTGCAGCTAATTTAGATGCTTTGGCTGTAGGTAATGTTACTTTGTTTATGCAAAGAGCTAGAAGAAAAATGAGAGAACTTGCATATAACTTTGATGTTGATGGTTACATTGCTCCTGATATGACTATACTTGCTGAACATATTACTGAAGGTGGAATAACTCAAATGGCTTATCAACAAGAACCTAATCAAATTATTTGGTTAGTTCGTGGTGATGGTGAGCTTATAGGATTTACTTATCAAAGAGAACAACAGGTTACAGCTTGGCATAGACATATTTTTGGCGGCAAGTTTGGTGAAGCAACTATAACAGTTACAGATTTTGCAAATATAGCAGATAATACAAAAATAGTTTTGACAAAATCAGATGGTACAAGCACAACCTTTAACTCTGCTACATCTGCTACGAGTGGTAAGTTTCATACCACATCTAGCAATAATCAAACAGCAACAAATTTAAAAACATTAATAGATGCTGATTCTGATTTCACAGCAACAGTAAGTACAAATACAGTTACGATAAAAGAAACAGCTCCTCAAGCTACAGGTTTTTTAACAATGACTACAGGTGATACAACAAGACTTGCATCTACAGATGAAGGAAAGGCTATTTGTGAAAGTGTTGCAGTTATTCCAACTGATGATACGGAATATGAAGTTTATATAATTATGAAAAGAACAATTAATGGTTCTACAAAAAGATACATAGAAGTTTTAAATACATTTGATTTTACCGAAACAGATAATACTACATTTAATTTTTTAGATAGCCAATTAGATTACAATGGCTCTGCTGCAACAACCATATCAGGTCTATCACACCTTGAAGGACAAACAGTTGCAATACTTGCTGATGGTGCAACTCATGCAAATAAGATTGTGAGTTCAGGAGAAATTTCACTAGATCGTTCAGCAACAAAAGTAAAAGTAGGACTTGCATATACATCTTTATTACAAACAATGCGAATAGATGCCGGAGCAAGAGATGGAACTTCTCAATCTAAAACAAAAAGAATATATGAAATAACTATTAGATTGTTTGAAAGTGTTGGTGTAGAAGTAGGACCAGACTTAGATAATTTAGAAAGAATACCATTTAGATCATCTGCAAATGCTATGGACCAAGGTATAACTCCATTTACAGGTGATAAAGAGGTCGAGTTTAGAGGCAACTATGAAACTGATGGTTTTGTATTTGTAAGACAAACTCAACCTTTACCTTTAACCATTTTATCGTTATACCCAAGGCTAGTAACAAATGACGGATAAAACACTACATATAGTACCCTACATATCAGATCATGGTAGATTAATTATGCAAAGCCAAATGAACCATGTATTGATGCAAAAAGATGCAAGTTATTTAGAAGAAAGTATGGATTTAGAAGAAAAGAATTTAGCGTTTTCTGGTTTTATTAATAACAATCTTGTTGCTAGTGCAGGAATGAAATTGTTATGGGGGGGTGTTGCTGAAGGTTGGGTGTTAGCAACGCAGGATGTGTGGAGACATCCTATCGTCATTGCTAGAGCAATCAAAAAAAATTTTAAAATTCTAGCAGAGAACAATAAAATCAAAAGAGTTCAAACAGCAGTGAGAGCTGATTTTGATATTGGTTTGAAGTTTGCTAAATGGCTTGGTTTAAAAAATGAAGGTATGATGGAATACTATGGTATTGATGGTAGCCATCATTATAGATATGCGAGGATATTTTAATGAGTGCAGTATTTAATATAGCAGCAGCACAACAAGCAAAAGCGATTGGTAAATATAATCAACAGATTGCTGAAAGAAATGCAAAAGTTAAAGAACAAGAAGCAGAAGCAATACAAAATAAATTAGAATTAGATATTCAAAGATTTGATAAAAAATTTACAGAGCTTCAAGGAAAAACTAAAACTGCTGTACTTAAATCAGGTGCAACTTTATCTGGATCAGGTTTAAGAATTTTAAGATATAATGCTGAACAGGCGGAAGTAGAAAAAAATATTATGAGTTACAATGCTAAAATAGGACAACAAAGAAAATTTGAAGAGGCTAACTTTGCTCGTATGCGAGGAAGTCTTGCAAGAATGGAAGCTAAATCTGCTGAACTAGGATATTATGCAAAAGCAGGTGAAAGTTTATTAAGGATGTACGGATAATGCCAAAGATACCAACATTTTCATCGCAAGGAACAATTACAACACAGGCTGGTGCTGTAACTACAAATATACAAGCTAATCCAAGAGCAACAACTGCCGGTGCATTAGCAGAGGGAGCTAAAGTTTTAGAAGATTATTATATTAAACAAAGAGATAATAATGAAAAACTAGAAGCTAGAAAAAAATATTATGAGTTAAAATCTGAAAAAGATAAAATTTTTGAAAAATATGAAAACAATCCAGATGAGTTTGCTTCGGTAGAAGGTTTTAACAAAGAGTATGATGCAAAGAAAAGTAATGTTTTATCAGGTATAAAAAATAGAAGAGTTAAAAAAAGACTTACAGATTTATTAGAAATAGATATTGCTGAAGATGTTTATAAAGTTAAGAAAAATTCTTTCAAAGCATTTGAGAGAGAAGACACTGAAAGCTATAACAATATTCAAAATACTTTAGCTAACGAATACGATCTTGAAGAAAATGAAAATCTTAAAAATGAAATTTTAATAAAAAGAATTATGGAGGCAAGAGATTTTGCTGAAAGACATGATCTAGGTTCGGCTTGGTTAAAAGAAGAAGAAAGAAAAATTAATGGTGATAGCGAATTATTTAATGCAGAGAAAGCTATTGCTAATAAAGATTTTAAAGGTGCAAAAGAAATATTAAGAAACTCTACATCAATAGATAATGAAAGTTTAGAAAATGAATTATTAAAAATTGAAAAACAAGAAGTAGAGTATAACGAGACAAGTTTTCATTCAGCAAATATAATTAATGGAAACAATACATTAATTGGTGCAGATTTAAAAAATACTACAGAAAAAAAAGTATTACAGAATACAGAAAATATTTTAATTGCAGCAGCAGAAAAATCAAACTTTAATGCAGCAGCAAAGTTTGCTTATGTTGATAATAAGTTTGCTAATACAGGACTTTTGTCTCCAAGTTATAAAGATTTACTTCAAGCTGGTTATGCAACAGGATCAAGCACATCTTTTGATAATGAAGCTGATATTCCTACTCAACTAAAAACTGCTGTGCAAATAGCAGAGATTGCTGACAAAACTGGAAGACTAAATGCTTATACTTCAAGTGAAGAAGAAAGATTTTATAAAAATGTAATTGTCTTAAAAAAAGTAGTTGGCTTAAATGATTTTGAAGCGATTAAAAGAGCAAAAGAATTTGAAATGAACTATGACAAAAAAATGATGTCTGGTATGACTAAACAAAGAAATAGAGCTTTAGACGAAATAGAAGGAAAATTTGAAGATGTTAAAGCAACAAACATAGGCGAGGTTAGAACATACGCTTCAAGACTATATGATATTTATATTTCAATAGGAGTTGATGATAGAAAAGCAAGAGAACAAGTTGTTGAAGATATAGACAAAAATTTAATTGAAATAGATAATCATGCTTATTTTAGAAGAGATATTGAACCTTTTAAAACGATTGGTGGACTAGATCAAGTTAAAGGTATGAAAGAATATATTTTAGATAAGACAATAGAAGGAGCTGACAAAGATGAATATTTTTTAAGACATAATGGAGGTGGTCAATTTGAAATAAGAAAAAGAGTAGATTTATCAGTGGTCTATGGAGATGATAATGAACCTTTAATATTCTATCAAAAAGACTTGTATAAATTATACAAAGACAGAGAAGCTGAAGGTAAAGAAGTTATCAAACAAGATACTAGAACTCTGCAAGAAAAGAAACAAGAAATCAAGCAACAAAGTGAGAGCTTTGCAACTGATGTACCATAATGGCAAACGGAACTAATTTAGATTTAATTTTAAATACAGATTATTTAAGTATTGATGATGAAAAAATACTTAAAGAACAACAGGAAAAAGAAAAAATTACTTTAGGTGAAGGTGTTTCTTTAGCTATCAAACAAGAACAAATACTACCTTCAATATTAAGATCATTTTCTGGAAGTGAATACACACCTGATTATGATTTTAGAATTGATAATGATTTATTTGATGAGCTTTCAGATGGTATTGATCCTAAATACTGGGATGAGTTTTCCAATGCTAGTTCAAAAGCTCAAGCCTATCACATTAGACAAAGAATATTAGATGCTCAAGAAGCAAATAAGAAATTAAGCACATTAGGTTTTAAAGGTACAGCGTTAAGAGTAGGTGCAGCAATATTAGACCCAACAGCATTAGTTGCAGATGCTGTTACCTTTGGACTTGCTAGACCTTTTATCTACGCAAATCGAGCATCAAGATTATCTAAATATATTCGAGCTGGTTACATTGGTGCGGGTCAAGCATCTTTAGTTACAGCTCCTGTAGTTCTTAACGATCCTACAAGAGATATAGAAGAAATAGGTTATGCAGCATTAATGGGTGGTGCAATAACTTCAGGATTAACAAGATTTCTTGGACCAAAGCATCCAGATATAAATAAGTTTGATGCTAAATCAAAAGAGTTAGGATTATCGATTGAAAAACAAAATCTAAAAGATGAAGGTTTTAAATTTACAGATAAAGGTAATAAATATTTTGGTCCAGAAAAACCTGCAAACATAAATGAAAACATTGATGAAGTAGATGATTTATTAAAAGAACAAAAAGTAAAAGCTAGACCAAGTAACAAATATTCTAAAGTTGAAAAACAAATGATTAAAGATATTGAAAATGAAGTATCAGGTGATGAATTGCTTGATAATTTTTTTGATCGAATAGGTATAACTCCAGATGTAGGCTTTGCAAGATTTAGGTTTGATAAATCATCATTATTAAGAAGATCGGATAATCCTTATACGAGATCAGCTTCAGAAAAGTTAGCAGAAGATATT